CACCGTGGAATGCGTAGAATTCTTCGTCCGCTGCACCTACACCTGGTACTGTTACCTTATCAAGATATGTTCTAATTTTTCCGTAGTAGTCCGGATCCAGCACCATGTGCATCATTGCTCTCGGTACACCGTCTACGTAATCATTCTTTGTGGTCTCGCACTGCTGAATCATCTTCTCTGCAATCTCTTCAATAGCTGTGATTCCTGTCAGATCTACTTCTGTAGCATCTGTTCCAGCAACCTCGAAGAACTTAGTATCAAGCTCAGCTGCCATTCTAAGAGCATGGTTTGCTGTTCTCTTAGCAATAAGTCCTTCAACTCCAAGAAGAGATACATCTTTCTGCTCTACTTCTTCTACGATCTCTTTGTCCTGATCAATCGGAATCGTTACCGATTTACCTTTTACACCATCACCTTTGGCTGCTGTTCTAGCTGTTCCGTAGTCCTTTGGTGTAGCATTCGCAAATCTCTTTGCTTCTACTGTTCCGGCATGTGGATCACCGGAAAGTTCTGTGTTTTTCATCTTTCCGGAAATTGTAAGTTTCTGTACGTTCTCGATAACTTTTCCATATTCCTCAGCAAGGAACATCTTTCCAGTAGTGTCGAGAAGTGTGTTTAATGACGTAATTCTTGTATCTGCCATGTTCGTATCTCCTTTAACTGTTTAAGGTCAACGATTATCTCGAATTGATAACCGTGCTATAGCATGACTACCACACAGTAGGTGGTGTGTACACAGGAGTCTTACTTGACTCTCCGCCCTTTGTAGTTGGCACCGTGAATGTTGGTGCAGCCGGTGCATCTGTCTGTGCGAATGCATCCTTCTGTGATTCTCTCAGCTCTGTCATATAATCATCTAGTCCGAGGATTTTTTCACCTTCACGTTTCAGCCCTTTTTCTTTGATCATGCTGATAATTCCTGTCTTAGCAAACTCAGATGTAAATTTCTCACCTGCCAGTGCTTTCACAAGAGCATCGTTGAAGTCTCTCTCTTCGATCTTTGCAGCATAATCTTTTTCGCTTTCTGCAAGCTTTGTTTTCCACTCATTTTCGGCTGATTCAGCTTTAACTTTCCACTCATCACGTTCCTTTGTGATAGCGTCAAAGTCTTTGCCTTCAAAACCTTCAAGAGTAGACTTGGCTGTGTCATACTGTGATTTGTAAGTGTCTCTTTCCTGTGTGACCGTATCAAGCTTTCTTCCCTGTTTCTCAAACTCGGCAAGAGTCTTGTAATTCTCATTCACACTGGTTTCGATTGTTTTCTTCTGCTCATCTGTAATCTCAAGACCAGCATCGGAAAGAATCTGAATAATGTTTTTCATGTTTCATATCCTCCTCAACGTATTTTATTAACCGTTTCGTCCACGGTAGGGATTCAGACAGATAAACCTCTGTCAGGGTAATCGTGGTCGAGGGAGTTGAACCCTCATAACCGCTACCACGTAAGAACAGATGCTATAGAAAGGCAGATTCACATCTGTCCTTAGCTCTATTACAGAGCAAGACCTACCGAAGCATTTGACCGCTTCTTAACAGGATTCTCCTAGTAGGTATTCACACAAAAGGAAGAAAAATGTATCTCCACATACCATTATGAATGATTTCAACAATTTCTTTGTACCCATCTTTAGCCTTTTTTCGCACTTTCATATCTTCTTGCAGCAGCTGCACTCTTCATAGCTTGCTTTCTATCCCATTGAGCAACCTTTAAGCGTTCAGCGTACTCTCTTAAGTCATTCTCTTCGCAGAATGTACTGTACCGCTTGTTCTGAAGCTTCAGTGTGTGAGCCTTGCGGTCTAACATATTCTGTAGTTCAAACCTTGCCTTATCATCCTTACAGTTATCCACAGCGGTCTGTAAGTTCTGTATCTTCCGCTTGGTGTCACGGATCCTACGCTCCTGTGCTCTCTGTTTCTTCTGCAATTCCTCAACCTTATGGTTGTCAGCAAAGTTAATCTTCTTGTCATCATAAGGATTGTTCACTCCGTCACCACTTCCGAAAGAGTGCCGGCAGTTCCATCCGCAGAGTCCTTCGCCAGTTCCGAATCCTGTGGTCTTAACGAAGTCCGGGAATCTCTTATCCTTTCCACTTCGCGAGTAGAACCGTCCTTGCCACCACAAGTGATTGCCTGGATTCATTCCACCATTACCAGTACGTGCTCCTAAGTGAGCAGACACAAGAACGGTATCCCAGTTCATTTCTTCCATTCTCTTCATGGAGATGTCGGCAGCTGCTTGTCCCACTCCTGTCCTCACGATCATCATCGTTGCTGACTCAATGCTCATTCTGTACCCAGTAGGATAGTTCACTTTGAGTCCGACTTCTGTGATGTTGTTAATCACATCTCTGACCGCTTGTGTGTACGATACAGCACCAGTAGATACAAGATGGTAGGCATTATCCATCTGATTGATGAAAGTCCTCTGTGCATCCAGTGCTGTGGTCCGTGTAAAGTTGTTCCATTCTCCGGCAGTAGCAAGGTAATCTCTCTCGAGGATCCTGAGCATGGTTGGAGATTGCATCAGTGCTGTTGGAGTGAGTCCGGCTGCAATATACACAGCATCATCCCATTTCAGAGCATTGATCCCGGCATCGACAAATGCATCCTTAATCTCTTTCTTCTGAAGCTTTGTCTTGTCCGCTATTTCCTTCTGGATATCCTCTAGCAGTTCGCCAGACTCTTGAAGCACTTGTATCTGCCATCGGTCTGTCTGTGTCAGCAGATAGTCCTCACCTCTGCCGAGTCTCTTCATGATTCTCTCGATGATCATGTCCATAATAGTGCGATGAAGGGACGAAGATATCTCCTCCGCCCCTTCTGTTATTCTTTGTAAATATTCAGGTGTTAGCATTATTTCTCACCGTCTTTACTTCCACTCTCTGACCAGTCTTGTGACCATGTGGACAGTAATACCAATTTTCTTTGATCTGTTCCATTACTCTAACCACTCATTATCCAAATAATAAAATCCATATACAACAGCTCCAATCAATCCAATCCAGAAAATCCAAAATAAAATTAAAAATACTGTGCCATGAGTTTCAAATCTTTTCACAATATCTTCAAGCGTGTAATCTTTATAGAATGAGGTTCCATCTGGTATAGTTCCGTCTTTAAGATTTGCGAAAATCGAACCTTTATACTTTGTACTTACTCCGTAATACACAAATCGCACTTTTACGCTTTCACCAGACTTCCAACTGTACACCTTATCTCCTGGAATTGTTTTTATGTGTTTTGAATGAGGCAAATCTATCTTGCCGTAAGGGAATATTGAACCACAAAATTCAATTTCTTTCGCATGTAATGACTCTTCATTTTCCGTTTCCCATTCATAATAAACTTCTGTCTCAGTGTATTCATTACCATCAGAATCTGTTTTTGTTACCTCTTCTTCATGACGCTCATATCTCTCTTCCACTTTTTCGCAAAAGATATATTCTCCACCGATTTCCGGGAAAGTCACTGTATCAACAGCTTCTAAACCACCATACACAAAAGCATCCCCAACGTTTGTGTCCATCCCATATCGGAAAAGTCCTTCATCCTCAATCTTAACAGCCTTATTGTATCTTTCATTATTATCCATAATACTGTTTTGAATCTTGCCTGATATAAGAAATCCAATCAAAAGCATTACAGCCACGATAGATACACTTGCTAAGACTTCACGCTTTGTAATCTCCATTTATTTATCTCCGAACAAATCTTGTGGTGCATCTTCTGATACATCGTATTCAAGGTAAGAATAAGACTGTTTCTCATATCCAGTCATATTCAAGAAAATACTTGTCGGAAATTTACGTACGTAACGATTGTACTGCTTCACCTGTTTATTGAAGTTACTTCGATATTCAGCAATCATATTTTCTGTGATCGACAGCTCGTTCATTAGCTGCTTGTAATTTTCATTCGACTTCAACTCTGGATATGCTTCACTTACTGCCGTAATAGCTGTAGTGACATTCTCAATATTCCCAGTCTGCCCTCTTCCATCGACAACGGCTTTCAATGTTTCTGCCTCATGTGAATCATACTGTTTCACGCAATCCGCAAGATTATATACAAGGTCAACTCTTCGTTTTTCCTGCACCTTGATATCCGACTGTGCTGTCTTTACTTGTTCTTCCATCGCAATAGCCTTATTCTGTGAGCTGTATACTCCAAATACACACATCAGAGCTACAGCAACAACGCCACCCAATGCAATTAAAGCTACTTTCCAATTACTTTTCATCTACCCATTCCTCCGTATGACAGTTGTTTTCAATCTTTCCATACACATCTTCATACAGCGCCTACTTTTCGTTCTTTCCAAGAACATTTCTTTCAATGCGATCTTCTACTCTACGATTCATCCACATGAGAGCTTCCTCGATATGAGTAAGTGCACAAGCATTTTCTCTTGACGAAAACGGTCCTGCCTGAAAAGCTTTTAAGCGATCACGGACAATTTCCAGTAAATCTGTGTCAATTACACCGTGAAGCGAATCTTTTTCTTTTCGTGGTCCGCACTGCATCTGCAATGTAAGAAGCAGATTCTCTGGTTCCGCTCTTAACGATGTATCATCATCTTCAAGCGTTGCTGTTCCAGCCTTGTACACACAATATAAGTGGTTAGCACCACCTGGGCCGATTTCATCTACAGCAAATACATCATTTAATTTTTCTCTTTTCTGAATTGTTGGTAACTGTTTCATTTCTAATCCTCCTGTTCTGGCTGAACATTTCCACAGCCTCGGCAATATGTCTTTCTATCAATTTCTTTTGTACACATACAGTTGTGTACTTCATCGCATTTCGTTTCATTTACTTCTACATAGTCTTTCACAGCTTTTCTCCTACTCCGCAAATACCCAATCTTCTGCAAGCATATCTGCCTGACTTGCTAACCATCCCATCTGCACTCCTGATGTTCCAACAAATGCGATAGCCATGTTCCCGATAGCATCATGTTCACAGTTCACAATCTCTTCATCTGCTGTCTTGTAAGAAATACCAGTAGCAAGCTGAATGTACT